GGGGTTATCTTTAAAAATTGGAGAATAGGAGAGTTCAATGAGAACTATGATATATATTATGGGCAAGACTTTGGATTCTCAATAGATCCAACAGTCTTGACTAAATTAAGTATTGATAGAAGAGGTAGAAGAATATATTGTAAAGTAATGTATTGTAAGCCTGGGCTTTCTACAACTCAGATAGCAGACTATAATATAAGATATGCAGGCCCACATTTAATTATTTGTGACTCAGCTGAACCTAGGCTTATAAATGAAGTTAAACTCAAAGGGGTTAACATAAGACCTACAATAAAAAGAAAAGGATCTATATTATCTGGTATTGCTCTTCTACAAGACTTTGATTTAATTGTTGATCCTGATTCAACAGAATTAGTTAAAGAATTAAATAATTATGTTTGGGCCACCAAAGGCCAAACAAAACCAGTTGATCGTTGGAATCATTGTATTGACTCAATCCGCTATGCGGCTCAATACGCTTTAGAAGGATTCTCTAAAGGAAGTTACTCAATTCGTTAAACGCAGTAGGGTTAGACTCTTAAACGCAGTAGGGTTAAGATCTTAGTTAACTTCGTTACCTTTGGAATCAATAACCTTGTAGTTATTATCTTTTAAAAGTTTTACTGCATCATCTATTGTCTTTTGAGTTTTCCTAAAGTGATCAAAGATTTGATTTTCAAATGCATTATTTTTTATGTACATATCTATTAATTTTATTAAGTTTACTTCTTAAACATAGTAGGGTTTAGTTCTTAAACGCAGTAGGCTTCCCGCTGAACTCAGTAGGCTTCCAGATCCATCTCTGGAATTTCCTCTGTTGCCTCGAAGTAGATCTCTGTTCATACTTCAAAGTTAAGAAAATTTTAACATATTCTTAACATTAATTTAACATTAGACAAAAAAATAGTTTGTAGTATTGTATCAAACATTAAAAATAATTATATGGAAAAAGTTGAAAAGTTTATCGAAGAGACTTCTAACGGGAAGATCTTCAGCGCAACATTCGTAAAAAAGAATGGTACTATCAGAACTATTCATTGTCGCAGAGGCGTCAAGAAAGGTCTGACTGGTAAAGGTATGGCCTATGATCCTGGATCTAGAGGCCTATTAGTTGTCTATGATTTATCTAAAAAGAATTATCGTATGATAAATTTAGCTAAATTAATTGAAGCTAAAGTTAATGGTTTAATCTATAAATTTATTTAATATGAAAGAACCTTATAAAAAAGTGATAGAGTTCTACAAGAACTCATCACCTAAACAACATCAATACTTTTTAAATCTGATTAGTGATCAAATGACATTCTTTAATCAAGAGACTAGAGAGCAATTTGATATAGACAATGATCGCTTAATTGAATTTAATGGCATATTTCATCAGTTAAATTTAAAAGGTAGTTACGACAGCACTTTCGTGAAAGATCCCAGTATTGAATCTCTAATCGATTATGAAAGACAATCTGTTGGTTATGCTGAGTCAGATGCTAGTAGTGACGAAGATATTCTAGCTAGTTTAATTTCTAAATATTGTGAATGGGATGGGGCTTTTATTTACAGATTAGCAAGAGAATGTTTTACAGAATGTAATCATCATACTTTTAACAAAGCTTTTGAGAAGCTTTGGGAAAAGGAAATACTTAAAACAGATCACATAAATAAAAAAGATAAAAATGAAAACGATAATAAATAAAATTAAACAATACAATCGCAAGTCAATGCGAAATGTTAAGAACACTAGAGAAGAAATTGATAACTATATAAAAATTGAAGTTGTTTCATCCTGGACGATTAAGGGCGATGCTAAAGAACATAGAGATACCTTAGCAAACCTAGAAATATATTCCTGGACTATCACATCACAAGAGTTAGAATTACTTGTAGAGGCGCTTAAATGCGTTTATTCAAATCATCCGGATGGGGAGGTTAAAATGGAAGTCACACATAATCACGAATACTTAAATTGTTAATATGATAAAGTGTAATAAATGTTCATCAGAAATTGTAAAGAAAGGCGGAGTCTTTTTCTGTTACAATTGCAAGGGTTATAAAATGTCTTATGAGACATATAAGTTTAATTCATTAATAAATAGTTATGATAAATAATAAAATTAAAATAGTTAGACCAATGAGAGTTTGGTTCAGGAGCTTCTGGATCCTAATGAATGATATATTCAATCCAAAAGTAGCAACACATAAATGGACTAGATATCCAATGTATGCTAAAGATCAAAAAGAAAAAGATCTTATCATTGCAAGTAAAGTAGAAACGTTAAACCAGAATATTAAAATTAAGAATTATGACTTATAGTGAAGACATCCAGAGAATTGAATCTCAACACCTGAGATTAATTCTCAATAAGCAAGCAGATACAATAGACGAATTGAGAATAGAAGTTGTTACACTTCATTCAAGAATAGAAGTCTTGTTAGCAAAAATAGAAGTCCTGGAACAAAAAGTTGAACAGGATATAATTAATAATAAATTAAATTAAATAAAGTTATGAGTAAAAATAATCACACTTACGTTCACAGTATTGATGGGATCCACGGATCTGACGGAGAGGTTTACGTTAGTTATGGGAAAGATAAAGAGCTAACAATAGAATCTGAAAGCCTTTGGTTTTTCCTTCCGGATTTAATTAAGATAGCAATACAGCAAAAGAAAGTTTCTAATGAGATCCAGAACTTGCACATTGAATCGGCTGTTAAATTATTAAAGGATACACTATGAAAAGAAAAGATTTTATAAAGACATATATTTTGCCATATGAAGAAGACTCTTCAATTATAAAATATTTAGAAGGTTCAATGGATTATGATGATGACTATTTAGAAGAAGTTGCAAGTAATATTAATGTTAAAATAAAACACTGATTCTTAAACGCAATAGGGTTGCCAACTTCATTAAACGCAATGGGGTTGGCAATTTCTTAAACGCAGTAGGGTTTCTTTCTTAAACGCAGTGGGGTTAGCCCTCCAAAATCAAATGTTAAAATTCTGTTAAAATTTTGGTAGATTAAAATATTTTTTGTATTGGCAAATTTTCGGGCTTGATTCATTTGCGCAATTTAGAAACGTTTTAAATAATTTAGATAGCGTCAAATGTTAACAATTCGTTAACATTAGCAAACCAATTTTAAATATATATTTGTGATTCACTTTAAAAAAATAAATATGTCAAATTTTCAAACTACATTAAAAAGAACTATTAATGAGATTAACGGGTTTCAGGTTCCTAAAAAATTATTAAGCCAGGGAACGACGAACGCAAAAACAAAAAAGAATAAGTTAAAAACTTTTATTCTTTATTTAGCGCCTTATAACCAAAACAGTAAAGGGGTTAACATTTGCCCGCACGCCTCCAAAGGATGCGCGGTCTCTTGTCTGTTTTCAGCTGGCCGGGGTAAATTCTCAAACGTTGTAAAATCCAGGATAAATAAAACCGAATATTTTCTTAGGGATAAAAAGAATTTTTTGCACCAATTACATAAGGAAATAATACAAGAATATTACAAAGCAAAAAAAGGTAATTATAAAATTGCGATCAGATTAAACGGAACTTCAGACCTTGATTTTTTACACTTATTGCGGGTTAACTTTGGTTTCTGTTCAGAAAGTTACGCCGATAATATGGTTTTTTATGATTATACAAAAGACATCAGAAGAGCAATAAAGTACAAAGATTTTAATGAGTATAATTATAAATTAACCTTTTCACATTCTGAATCTAACTCATTAAATTGTGATCTAGCCATAAGAAACAAAATAAACGTTGCTGTAGTTTTTGAACAGATGCCAATAAAATATTTAGATACCTGGGTTATTAACGGGGATCAAAGCGATGATATTATGCTGGATCACTCGGGCGTTATTTTGGGCCTCAAGGCCAAAGGCGACGCGCGAACAGATCAAAGCGGTTTTGTAATTAAAAAAGATAATAAATATATAGAATATGATGTTTTACCCTTCTAGTTATTACGATCCACCCAGCCAGGATCCGCCGAACTTTTGCGCATTCTGTGAAAAAGAGATCCCCGACAATAAAGTTTATTGCTCCAGCTCTTGCCTGGTTAATGATTCAGAACTTTAAACGCAATAGGCCTCATTAAACGCAGTGGGCCCCATTAAACGCAGTGGGCCCGCCTGCTTTTTTTCAGGTTTCAGAGCTCCCAAAATTTTAACAAAACTTTAACATTTCTTTAACATTTATTTAACATTTTGCGCCTTATATTAGCAGTATTAAAATAATTAATTAATCTAACAAACATTAAAATTATGAGTAAACAAAAAAATTTATTTCAATTGCTTAAACCAGAAGCAAAAAAAAGCCTGGTAAGAAACAGAATACAATTTGAGGTCGTTATAGATATGATCATTGAAAACTTAAAAAGGAATTACAACGTTTCAGATTTAACGATTAGACAAGTTAATAATATTTATTTATTTTCTGACATTGACTATCCACAAAGCCCGGTTGAGGCGATGTATTGTGAACCTTTATTTTTTAAAAATGATGAAGAATTAACTTTCCAGGACGATGAAAAATAAACTAATAAAAATAATTGAGGCGGTATTTTTAACCGCCTCAATTATTCAATTAACTTTAATTTTTTTACTAATTATAAAACTAATAACAGAATGAATAATATTTTAACAGACAACAAAACAATTAAAAATTTTACTAACGTGGAATTTATTAACCATATTATGCAAACATCACATATTCACCAGGTCGCAAGCCTTAAAGTTTTTGAGCTGGGAATGAAATCTATTTTAAGCGAAAAAGAACAACTATTGAAAGAATATGAGGAACACCAGGAAAAACTAAAAAAAGAAAATAAAGTTTCTATAGCTTTTCATATTCCTACAATGATGAGAATAATTGAAGAAATGCAAACCGCGTTTAATCTAAAATATAATAACTAATGACAGTAATTGAACTAATTAACGAACTAAAAAAACATCCTGAAAATTCGGATGTTATAACAGATAATATTGCACCAAATAAAGAAAGGGAATTTGTTTTTGGAACTTTTATGAATGAAGACGGAGACACAATTTTATCAACTTATTTAAAATAAATAGTTTGTTTTGTTTGATCCTAGTAAATATATAACCCTCTATTTTTCAAGGGGGTTATTATTTGCGGGAATAAATAAACTCTTTTATCAAATCAAATCTTAAAAATATGAATGAAATAATCTCAAATTGTTGCGGAGCTTCGCCCTGGTTAAATGAGTCCAGGTACTTAAGATGCTCAGACTGTTTGGAACATTGCGAATTCATCGAGCTGGACGAATAATTTTTAAACTGGATATCCAGACAGAGAAAAATTAACGTAAAACGGAAGGTCTATACACCACTATACTAAGTTTAACCAAATCAACCCAAAACAGGTTTAATAGTTTAGAAAAATAAAGTTGTTTACGGGTGTATCTGAGAAAAGAATATAGTTACCCCAAAACCTCTCTTTATGTATTAATATATTTGATATTGAAATTTAAATCTCGTTAGAGGAGCATATCCGAGTATCGTTATGGACGATCCTCGTCTATTGACATATAGACAATCATTTTTTTATCATTTTGTTTGCCTTTTTGTTTATTATTTTCAATAAAGTTATTAACAAACTTTCTTTAATATGTAGTGCAAAGCTGATGAGCTACTAATATCAAACTCTTGCATAGTTAACTTATAAGACCTTGTTTTATTATAATAAGACTTTACTTTGTCATAGTCATATTTTTTAGTAAATGAAGAAGCATATAGAGCGTTCTTTAAAACGCTTTCTCTATCTCTATCAGCGACATTTTGTTTATTAGTTCCTAATGCAATATTGGAATATGAGTTATCTTGTTTGTTGTTGTTAAGATGCCTTACTTGTAATCCTTTTTGGTATATCTTCTCACCATACTTTTGATAAGCCTGAAGTCTATGTGCATTAACAGAAAATCTTTTCATTTTATTTTGTAAGCTAAACTTAACATATCCGCTTGAATGAATATATCCAATATGTTTTCCGCTTGGACTTTGAAGAAATCCATCTTCAGTTACTCTGTACCCAATCTCATAGGCATAAATTTCATTTCTAGAGTATTTTAAATTATTGTGTGTTTCCATAAATCTAATATACAAAATTCTATTGATACACTTTATGCTATTTAAGATTAACTGTATATATGGAGAAAACATTTAAATTAAAAGTACCGGTTTCTTTAAACGATATTAGTTTAAAAGATTATCAGAAATATGTAAAAGTATCTGAAGAGACAAAGGACAATGAAGATCAGGACTTTCTTACATTAAAGATATTAAGCATATTTTGCGGAATAACTATGAAGGAGGCATACGAACTTCCTATAACAAAATTTGATTCCATCATAACACACTTGGCAGCATTGCTTTCTACAAAAAGCAAGCTGTCAACAAGATTTAGTATGACAGATCCAAAAGGAGATACTATTGAATTTGGATTTATGCCAAACTTAGATAAAATGACTTTAGGTGAATACATAGATGCAGAAAAGTATATGAGTAGTTGGGAAACTATGCATCAAGCTATGGCTGTATTTTACAGGCCTATCATTTCAGGAAATAAAGACTTCTATAAAATAGAAAAATATGAAGGCAGTAGTAAGTACAGTTCTATAATGAAAGATGCTCCGGCTTCTGTTGCTATTGGTGCAATGCTTTTTTTTTTGAATTTAGGGATCGAGTTGTCGAAAACTACGATGGACTCTTTACGGCCACAAGCTCAGACATTGAACAAGGAACATACACCCAAGGATTTGGAAAAAAATGGGGATGGTATCAATCAATATATTCACTTGCAAAAGGAGATGTCAGAAAAATTGATGAAATTACAAGAATTAATATCCACAAAGCAATGATGTGGTTAGAATTTGAAAAAGAGAAAAACGAAATAGAATCCAGAATGATAAAACAAGCTTATAAAAGATGATAGCAGTATACGAAACATTAAACAAGATTAAAGATAATCTAAGATCTAATCCTAGCATCCAGACGGTCACTTTTGGTGACCTTATGGAAGTAGACTTAGCAAAGACAACTATATTTCCTTTAGCACACGTTCAAATAGGGGATGTATCATTTCAAGATCATATTATAGTTATGAATGTCTCAGTATTGTTTTTAGACATAATAGACGATAACAGAGAAGTAAATGATTCTGATCAATTTTATGGTAACAACAATTTAATAGACGTCCTAAACACTCAATTGGCGGCAGCCAATGTTTTACAGGGTGATATGAGACGTGGAGCATCATATAATGATTTATTTCAGATTAGAGGAAATATCTCTGCTAAACCTTTCTTAGATAGATTTGAGAATCAATTAGCAGGATGGGGAATAGATTTAGTAATAGAATTACCTAACAAAACAACAAGCGTTTGCTAGTATGGCTATAGACATAAAAACAATATTGGAAGAAATAGGAGAGGAGATTATAGCTGAAATGCAAGATAATCTTAAAAAAAATAAACCGGGAAGATCCTGGAATTCTATGGCTTCAGAAAATTTGTATGGTAGCTTTGGTTCACAAGTAAAAAATAATGTATTAGAAATACAAAGCTCTGCTGAATATTCTGGGAATGTAGATTTAGGTAGACGACCAGGAGGTATGCCACCAATAAGTAGTATAGCACAATGGATACAAGATAAAGGAATTAGCATAAGAGATTATAGTAGTGGAAAATTTATGAGCAGAGAAGGAGCTAATTTAAATAGAGTATCTTATTTGATAGCTAGAAAAATACAAAGAGAGGGTTATCAAGGAATAAACTATGTTTTAAATACTTTTACTGAATTAAAAGATTATATAGAAGAAACTACAGCTAAGAAATATGCTGAACAAATAGAAAAAACATTAGAACAAAACATATCAAAAAGAATGTAATATGGCAACACCACAATTATCAAGAAGTCCTATATTTTATAAGTCTGCTGCCGCTTTAGGAGAAAAATTTACTTATGAAATATTTATTTATACAGGACTTTATACAACTAACAAACCTGCTTCTGCAACTTATACTATTACAAAAGATAGAATACAAGATGTTGTTGAAGTTGGCACAACAACTTCTACAACTGCTAATAAATTAGTAGATGCAGTAAAACAATTCTCTTCAACAGTAGAGGTTGGTGATTTAGTTTACAATACAACAGACAATACAATTGCATTGGTTAGCGCCGTAGACAGCAACACAACTTTATCTTTAGATACCGATATAATTGTTTCTGGAGAAGGGTATAAAATATTTAGTAAAACTTCTGCAAGCATAGAAATAGCGGAGATAATAAGAGATTACTTTAAAACTGAATATTATAATTTTGCAACAGATGCGGTTTGGGTAAATATAAGTACAAGTGTACAAGTAACGTCTGGAACAGTTACTACTGTTACAACAGATAAGTTAGTAGATAGTGCGCAACAATTTATAAGAAAACTATTACCTTCTTCAACTACAGTTACCGTAAACAACACAACGGATTCTACAAGCGCTACAGTTAGCGCTGTAGATGATGATACAACACTTTCAATAAGTAGTGATATATTTCCTGATACAGGTGATTCATATACGATTACAGTTCCTGCAACAGCAACAAATAATACACCTTGGTTAGTTCTAGATGGTTACGGATTCTTTAAAGAAGGGTTAAATCCAGGAAATAGCGTTGTTTCTGAAAGACAAGCTTTAATTAGTAATAGTACAATGTACTTTATTCCTGGAAAAGATATTATTATTCCTGTTTATGCTCCTTTACAATCTACATTAAGCTTTGATGTTCAGGGCCAAGTTGCTACTGTATTTTGGAATGCTGTAGATGAGTTTTGGGATAGTTATAAAGTAGGATGGGGTAATACAGTTAGTGACATAAAGGTTACAGACGGATCTGTACTAGACTCCGGAACAGCAGACGGGACATCTACTTATAAATTAGTAGATAGTTCTCAAAATTTTACTTCTACTGTAAAAATAGGTAATATAGTGTATAATACTACAGACGAGAGTTTTGCTAATGTTACTGCTGTAGATAGTGATACGCAATTGACTTTAGATGCAGATATAATGGCTTCTGGAGAAGATTATGAAATACAAAATGCTTCTAGTAACGATAAAATACAATATGTAGTTATAAGTCAAACCGCCGACTTTACAGGAGGTACTGTAACTATAACTGATGGTTTAGGTTTGTCTTTAACTCAAACAATAGAACTTAAGGAGCTTTGTAACATAAAGTATACTCCTTATAGAGTTATATTCTATAATAGATATGGTGTTCTCCAGGATATTATATTTAACAAAAAATCTAGTGTAAGTATGGAAACTACTTCTGATAAATATAAAAGAAGTACAGTTAATTTTAACTTAAGTGATTTTAGCTACGATACTTATAAAGCTCAAAAACAAAGAATAGATATTCAAGGTAATGAAAGCTTAATATTAAACACAGACTTTTTATCAGAAGACATTAATGATCCTATAAAAGAATTATTATTAAGTCAACAGATTTGGGTAGATAAAGGAATAGGTAATAGTAATTCTACTATCTTTCCTGTAGTTATAAAAAGTAGCTCAATAGAAGAGAAGACAGGTGTAAATAATAAATTAATAAATTACACTATAGAGTTTGAATTAGCATTTGATAAAATACAAAATATTAGATAATGTTTACAATACAATTATTCATATTAGATAATGATGGCTCACATAAAAGAGTTGATATGTTTAAGGATGAGTCTGTGTCTATCACACAGACCATCCAGAACGTAAAAGACATTTCTAAAGTTTTTACTGATTTTACTAAAACTTTTAATTTACCAGCTTCATCTACTAATAATAAATTATTCAAACATTATTATAATTCAGATATTGTTAATGCAGATAATAATTTAATTAGTGACTTTGACGCAAGAAAAAGAAGGGATGCTATCATTGAACTTAATCATATGCCATTTAAGAAAGGTAAAATAAGATTAGATGGTGTTGATATGAAAAACAATAAACCTTATACATATAAGGTAACTTTCTTTGGTGATACAGTAAACTTAAGTACTTTATTAGGAGATGATGATTTATCTAATCTAGATACAGAATTAGAAGATTATAATCAAACATATTCTACAACTCAATTAAGAGGTAAGCTTGTTGCTCCAATAAGTGATGTTATAGCTCCTTTAATTACTCACACTAGAAGACTTATTTATGATGCTAGCGATCCTTCTGCTTATAATGGATCTACAAACTTAGATCCTGAAGCTTCAACAACTTTAGGTAAAAAAATAGACAATGTTCATTATAATGCTTCTGGACTACAAGGTTTATTATTAACAGAATTAAAATATGCATTAAGAGTTCATAAAATTATAGAAGCTATAGAATCTAAATATACTACTGAAACAAACCGTCTAAAATTTTCTGATGATTTCTTTAATACAACAAATGAACCTTATTATAATTTATTTTTATGGCTTCATAGAAAAAAGGGAGGAATAGAAGATCCTGTTAGTTTACCTAGTTATTCTGAATTTGTAGAATTTGGTTTAGATACTACTATGACTAATGTTTCTGCCCAAGGTCAAAATATAATAGTTACCGGACATACAACAACTAATAAATTAGTAACTACATTAACCGTTAGACCGAATAGTGGCTATTCAGGTACTTATAATGTTTTAGTGACAAAGGACGGGAATGATTTTGCTTCAGGCTCAGCAACCAATAGTGATTTACAATTAGATATGAGATTGAGTAATGGTACTTATAAGATTCTAATTACTGTTAGTGAACAATTTACTTTTGGAGAATCAGGAGTAGAAAATGCAGTAGATTGGGAATTTGCAGATTTACTGGTTCCTGAGTCTCATACATTTGATGTCTCTGAGTTTGATATAGATGCAATATTTGAATTTATAATATCTAGAGAGATTCCAGAAATGAAAGTCATAGACTTTCTTACTGGTATATTTAAAATATTTAATTTAACAGCATATGTAGAGGATGATGGAACAATTAAAGTACAGACTTTAGATGATTTTTACTCTACAGGTCTTGAATACGATATAACAGATTATGTTGACATAACAAAATCTCAGATAAATACTTCTTTACCATACAAACAAATAGATTTTAGATTTGAAGGTAGAGAAACATTTTTTGCAGCTACTCACGAACAGTTATTCAATAAAGAATGGGGTACTATAAAATTTGGTGCTGTAGAAAAGCTAGATGGGCCTACTTTTAATTTGTCAGTTCCTTTTGAACATATGAAGTTTGAAAAATTATATGATCTAAACGATAGTTCTGGTGCTACTCCAACAGATATACAATGGGGATGGTGTGCTGATGATGATCAAGAATCGTTTATAGGTAAACCTATACTGTTTTATCCTATAAGAATAACAGGAGGTGATATTTTAGGAATGAGAACTTCCACAACTACAGTTGCTGGAAGTGCTAACTATATAATACCTGCAAACACTACAGATTTAAGTGTAGATGCTCAAACATTAAACTTTGAATCAGAACCAGATGAATATAATAATGTAGAACTTGAAAATACATTGTTTGAAACGTATTATAAGACGTATATAAGCGATGTTTTTGACTCTAAGAATAGATTGACTAAGATATCTGCTTTTCTGCCTGCTAAACTGCTTATAAAGCTTACTTTGGCCGACAGATTAATAATAAATGAAAAAAAATATAAAATAAACTCAATAACCACTAATATGAAGAACGGTAAAAGTGAAATTGAGTTACTAAATGATTTTTAATGTTAAAGAATATACTAGACTTACTGAAATTAGATGATTATTATAAGGTTTCACCTTATATAGATATAGCAAAGGGTAAATATGAAGCTCCTGAAACTATTAAAGAAGCAATAAATAAAAGAAAACGATTTAATATAAAATACTAATGGCACAGAATCTCCTTATTGAAATACAAATACAAGACAATCAAGTAAGAGCTAAAATTGATGGCTTACAGAATTCTTTTGATACCTTAGAAAACACCATAAAGACAGCTAAAAATGCATTAGCCGAAATGAATGCTACTTCTCAGGGAACTGTAAAGGGATATTCTGAACAAATAAGAGCTTTAGAAGAGTTAAGAGATAAAACTGCTAAAACAAATGAGCAATATAGAGCGCAAACTGAAGAAATACAGAAACTTAAAGATGCTCAAAACGCTATAAGCGGGCCAATGAAAGGATCTGTTGGTGATTTAATGCAGCAAAGAAATGCATTAATAGCTCAACAAAAAGCAACTTCTAGAACAGCACAAGAATTTAACAAATACCAAAAAAGAATTATAGAGGTTCAGGGTAAAATAGATGTACTATCTGGATCTACAATAAAAAACGTAAAAGTAAATGAGGACTTAATATCTAATGCTGGTTTAGCGGGAGCAACTTTAACGGAGGTTGGTAGAACTCTATCTGATTTACCTTATGGAATCAGAGGTGTGGCGAACAACCTTTCTCAATTGTCCACTTTATTTGTAACATTAATATCTAAAACAGATAGTGCTAAAAATGCTTTTGCTTTATTAGGAAACCAATTAAAAGGCCCGTTAGGACTTATACTGGCTTTTCAAGCTGTTCTTGCTGCTTTAGATTATTTTGCAGGCTCAACTAAAAAAGCTGAAGAAGCAACAGATGATTTGTCAGATGCTATTGCAACTCAAACACAGAGATTAAAAGAATTAGCTTATCAGGAAGGTCAAATTGAATACATTAGGAGAAGAAATGGGGTTGTTATAAAAAGAAGAATAAAAGAAACTGGAGAAGAATTAAGGAATACTGTTGAAGTATTAAGGACGGAATTTTCAGAATTCAATAAAATGTTTGAAAATTTAACGGATTTGTCAGATGAATCTGTAAACCAATTAATTAATGACTTTCGCACACTATTACAAAATCAAGAAACACAAACTAAGGTAGAGAAAGCATTGGTTGAAAATAGAAAAAAGGGTATTGATGCTGAAGGCAAGGTCTTACACGAAAGAAATAAATTACAAAAATCATTAAATAAGATTATATTAGAAAGTAATGAAATAAGGAAAAAATACTCACAAGATGCTATTGATTTTACAGAGCAAGAAATTGAAGTAACCGATGACTTAACTCAAGCTAATAAAGAGTTCTTTCAATCGCTAAAAGACATAGAAGAATTAAGACAATTACTTGATAAAACTTTATTAATCCCTGAGCTTAGAGAAGATGCTTTTGATGCTGATCAATTTATTGATCAAATAGTTGATTTTAATAGATTCAGAACTCAATTTACTTCATTAACAGAATCTCAAATAATAGATATACAGGAACAATCAGCACTTGAACAATTTGGAATTCTGACTCAAGGATTAGAAAACGTTATAGATATAGAAACAGAGAAGCAAAAAATATTAGACTTCTTTGCACAAAAAAGAAAAGAGCTTCGTAATTCCGAACTACAACAAGCTTTATCAGAAGTTCAAGAACTTATTAATGGTATGTCTGATACTATGGCAATGTTAAGTGATGCTGAATTATCTAGAGAAGAAAGAAAAACAACAATGCTTAACAATGAATTAAAAGAAAGACTAAGAAATGAGAATTTATCTGCTAAAGAAAGGGAAAAAATAAATAAACAAATAGAAGCTAATGAATTGGCATTACAAAAGAGAAGAGATGAAATAGCTGAAAGAAACTTTAGGTTACAGAAAGCATTTGCTATAGCTCAAGCTGCTATAAATACAGCTCTTGCTGTAAGTGATGTGTTAAGAAGAGAAGAAGGCGGCTTTATAAAGAAAAGTATTGCTGCAATAGCAATAGGTGTTTTAGGGGCGGCTCAAATTGCCGCAATAGCAAGCACTAAATTTGTACCTACAGCAACAAGTGTTCCTTCTGGAGCAGGAGGTATTTCTGGAGGAGGAGCAGGAGCGCCAGCACAACAAGAACCCGTATTCAACATAGTAGGCACAGGAACTCAAATGCAATTAGCTGAAACTGTGGCTCAAAGAACAGGTGAACCAGTAAAAGCTTTTGTAGTCAGTAATGATATAACTACAGCACAAGAATTAGACAGAAATATTATAACAGGTTCTGCTATAGGATAAAAACAAAATACTAAAAAAAAGATTTACTTATTATGGAAGAAGCACAAATAATAGAATTAATTATCGACGAAGAAAGTGATATTGCCGGGATACAGGCAATATCAATAGTTGATAACCCTGCAATAGAAGAAGATTTTATTGCTCTTAAGTCTCAAGAGGTAAAATTAGCTGAAGTAGACAAGGATAAAAAAATAATAATGGGGCCAGCTTTAATACCTAATAAAAAGATATTTAGAAAGTTCGGTGAACAAGAATATTTTATTTATTTTAGTGAAGACACCGTCAAGAAAGCCTCAGAGCTTTTCTTGACTAAAGGTAATCAAAATAATTCTACTTTAGAACACGAGATTAAACTTAATGGGCTTTCCGTTGTCGAGTCTTGGATAATAGAAGATGAGAAACAAGACAAGTCTAATAAGTATGGGTTTAATTTGCCTGTAGGTACTTGGATGGTATCTATGAAAGTAAATAATGATGATGTATGGAATAATTATGTTAAGTCTGGTAAGGTAAAAGGGTTTTCTATTGAAGGTCATTTTATAGATGCAATTAAGTATGAACAAGATCAAGAGTTACAAGCTTTATCTATTATAGAAGAATTAACTGATATATTAGAAGTAGATATGGCTACTTATAGTGACTATGGATCTGGAGTTAGAAACAATGCTAAAAGAGGTATTGAACTTAACAAGAAAGTAAATAATAAATGCGCTACTTCCGTAGGGAAAGTTAGAGCGCAACAATTAGCAAGAGGAGAGAAACTTTCTGTATCTACTATAAAAAGAATGTATAGTTATTTAAGTAGAGCAGAAACTTATTATGATCCTAGTGATAGCAAAGCTTGTGGAACTATATCTTATTTATTATGGGGAGGTAAAGCCGGATTAAATTGGTCAAGAGGCAAGTTAAGAGAACTTGGCGAATTAGAATTAAAATCTGTAACAGTAGACGAAGAATTTGCAATAATAAATAATAGATTAGCTTATTCTAGTAAAGAAGCGGCTGAAAGTGCTGCTTTAGATCTAGGGTGTAAAGGATCTCACGAACACGATTTTGAAGGTAAAATTTGGTATATGCCTTGTGAACAACACAAGTTAGCTGAAGTAGGCCCAAAAGGAGGCATAAGAAAAAGCCCTAAGGCCCCTAAGTCTGATACGCCTAATAAGAATCCAAAAGGAAAAGGAACAGCAAAGGGAGATGCTTCAGGAAAAACAGGAGCAAAAGTATCTGCTAAAGATAGAGCTTCGCTCAATAAAAAGGCTGATGAATTTAATAAAAAGTATAAAGAAAAGTTAGGTTATGGTATAACTGTTGGTATGCTGGCTTCTGTATTCCAAAGAGGACTTGGTGCATTCAACACAAGTCATTCACCAAATGTAAAATCACCTTCACAATGGGCGCACGCTAGAGTAAATGCTTTTATGTATTTAG